TTGAAGTTGGTCCGTTCCGGGATATCGTGCCACTCTTTCAGGGTAGCAGTATACTGGTTCAGGTTGTCCGAACGAGTCGGGATATCACCGTTAACCCCACGGGTTACGGCTGTTGCTCCACCAGAGTCTGCAACAAGGAATACTGCCTCATTGCCATTGATCTCAGTCTCGGTAGTAACGGCACGTCGCATCAGCGACTGTCGCTTCTCGAAACCTGAGATGAACTCTTTACGGAACATTGTTTGAAAAGCGGTCTCGCCCATCAGAGTGTCCTCAAAAAGTTAAAGTAAGTAAAATCCACTTCGCTTTCGAGTTAGCCATCTGATGTTTCAGCGAGTTAGCCGGTTGGAACACCGGGGTCAATCCACTTCGTCAGGGGTCTAAGTAAAGTACAATTTCGATAATAGTCGCCATCCTTGGCGAATGCAAGTCCCTATTACTACGCTGGATCAGTCAGCAGGTCCGGGTCGACAACAGTCTCAGCCACAGGGTCACCATTGATGATGGTCGCTACAGCTGACTGATCGCCTTCTGGTGCGCCTGGATCGACTCCGATGAAACCAGGAGCCATGTTCCCAAGGATGCCGACGTTGTCCATATCGTTGCGGGTATCCTCGAACACAGGTGGCTCCATGCAGATATAACCCTCTTCAAAGGCACCAGCTGGTGACCAGGACTCATAGCCGTCCTTGTAGCGAACAAAGTAGCCGCCAGCCTTGGGCTCATGCTTGGCGATCCATTCATGAGACACATCGACGAACCCGCCGTCTTCGTCGTATAGTCGGGTGCCTTCGATCTGATCGATCTGGAAGGCTTCAACAACCTTAATGCTTTGATATTTCTTCACTGGTTAATCCTCTTTTTGTTTCAATGAATCCCTGTAGTCATACAGCTCCATCAGTCGAGTCTGAGCCTTGGTGTCTTTATGCCAAGTATCATCTTCGGACATCCGTTTCTCCAACTTCTCGATCTCATCAGAAGCTGCCTGGACCGGGTTGTTGGCGTTGGGCACCACGGTAGCCGACGGATTGACCGCAAACCCCTGCTGTGCAGACCACAGAAGGAACTCGGGACTATTCATCAGCAATCGGCCATCACCCATCCTGGCGCTCATGAAGCTGTCCCGGATCGCTTCAGGCATGGTATTGAACCACCCCATGGTCGCATTCAGGTTCTTCGTGAACTCACCACCCCATGCGTCTTTCAACTGCATGGTGCCCTGCATCTGCTGATCGCTGTCAGCGGTTCCCAGTGCCTGCTGCTCGATCTCTCGACCCTTCAGCATAGCGACCGTCAGGTCACTCATGGCACCGTTGGAGAGGTTGTGAGCATGAGCGGCCTTGTGGACCTCCTGGCTTATACGGGTATCAGCTTCACCCAGGACCAGACCATCCGGCAGCACCGGCTTATACTCTTCGGCTGTCGCAGGTACATCGTTGGCACCTCTCCAGTCGCTCATCTGCTGGTCAGTCGGATTCTCCGGGAGACCATTGGACAACTCACCCTTGCGGATACGGTCCTGTGCGCTGAAGTAGTTATCAACAAAGGTCGGCATGTCACTGACACGTTCCAGCTGTCCGAGGCGTTTGGTGTCTTCACCAGCCAGCTGACTGCGCCAATCGTCCGGTAGCTTCTCAAAGTAGCCGGTGACTCCACCGTCACCACCGTCACCCTTGGTTATCTGCTTACCGCCAGAGCCACCATCGCCGCTACCACCAGCACCACTATCGCCACCACTACCACCAGAGTCGCCGTCGCCAGCACCTCCAGCATCGCCACCGTCGCCATTGTTCTCATCCATTAATCGTTTATCAAGTCTTAAAAACATTATCGTTCTCCACTGGTAAGCGCATCATGAAGGGACTGCTTGAGCAGATATCCTTCCAATGCCCATATCTTATTTTTGGCATTAGACCGAGCGATCTTCATGCCCAGTTCAATATCGAAGTTCTCAGGGCTGGCACACGCACTCTCACCCGTAACGGTGAACCCATTCTTCAATGTCAAACAGCAGACCGTCAACTGACTACCAGGAAAGACATGAAACGCCTCACCCTGGATCACATCTTCAAGTCGTTCAGGTGTTATTCTTGGTGCTGTCAGACCTTTTTCTTGAATCTCTTGTTCAACTGAATTGCTCATTGTCATCGTTCTCCACTGGTAAAGTCACAAACTTCAGTATCTTATAGCCGACGAACTGGCGTCCTGCCATCAACGACGACCCATGCGAATCACCCGGCACATAGGGCAGATCGTGAGTCATTGCCAACTTCTTGACGATGACCTCCATAGCGAGGAGCTGCTGATCTGGGTCAGCTTCCCCTTTAGCCATGGCTTTGATTGCGATCTGCTCTCGCCGGGTGACTTCAGGAACATGCAGTTCAACATGGTTATTATTGCTCAACTGGCATACCTCCTGATTCCTGTGCAGCCATCAATGCCTGTTGCATCATAGCCGCCTTACGTCCTTCTTCGACCTCCTCCTCCGGGACCAACCATGTGGACGGTGCCCCGATACCCAGGACAGCATCTCTCAATGCTACATCCAGGTCGATGTTCATCGCCGCATTCGGATCATGCTGTGCAGCCTCGGCCAGAAGCTGTGAGGTCTGAGCGAATCTGTTCGCCTTCTCCTCTTCTTCGGACTGAGTCAGCGGTGACATGAACTGGAAGACAACATCGGACCCTCTCAATGACTGAGGGATATCCATAGGTGACCCCAGGAACCCTGCGTCCATTGCGATGGCGAAGCTGATCTCACAGATTTGACCGTTATACTCCGACTCGATAGGAGCGAACAGCGGCAGGTTCTCACGCCTGAACTGCTTCATCCGTTCCGCTACCTCATAGGCAGTCATGTCCCGATTGACTTCAGGCAGTGACAGCTTGTTGAGATAGAAGGCAGAGGCCAGAATCTCCTTGATATCGGCACGCATCTCCAGACCGATGGGGAATCCACCCCTGTCCTGGTTCAACGGTCTCAAGGCGGCACCCAACTTCTCGTCATACTCCTTGTCAACCCATGTGATGCCGTCCGGGGCAAGGTCTACATCGCCCCTGATGACCTTCTGGGTCGCAATGATCGGTGGTCGTGCGTACCGTTCGCCAGCCTCCAGGAGTGTATGGGTCATCGCCTGGAGCGCACGGGCATCGGGTAGACCGACGACTGTAGCTGGCGAATAGGCATACTGACTGCCTGCAATGGTCTGGAACCGAGGGATCACATACATCCGATGGCGTAGTCCGGTCTCTTCGATGATGTGATCATTCACAGTATCGAGATAGATCGAGACATAAGGGAACCGTGCAGCCAGCTCATCATCACCGTACATGTCGGACGGGATGACTATGTGGATGATATCCGCCTGTTTGAACGGTGAATTACCAACCTTCTCGGTGATGTTCTTGTGGACCTTCTTGGTCCCAAACACCCTGATAAGCTCTGAATAGGAGGGCTTCCACTTGCGGAATACCCCGGCAACCTGACCTGACTCATCGTCGAACCATGCCACATCCCGGAGATGCCAACAACGATACAGCAGACCATCACCGGTCTTGCTGACCTCGATGCTGATAACAGCCTGACCGAAGGTAGCATAGTCGTGATCGCCCTCTTTAGTGGCTCGAACGAAGTTACTCTTTCGGTCGTTCATCAACTGTCTTAATCGACCAGTGGACTCCTGGAGCCATGCAGCACCTTGATGATCTGGATCACCGTTGATGCCCATGTTGTACCATTCGCCATCCCGTAACATGGCGTGAAAGGAATTACCCAAATCTCTACGGACCAGCACGGGATACGAGTCAACTAGACTATCAGCCAGTTCCTGACCTACATTCCGGGTGAACGTGAAATCTGCTCGTTCCGGGTAGAAGTGGTCAGCAATGGTCTGATAGAGAGGCAGCATTACCGACTGCCGCTCGAATAGATGAGCCGAGTGTTTCTTCAGCTGATCTGCGTCCCACTTAGCCAAGGGTAGTACCTTCACTCAAGATAGTGCCCGAACGACCGGACGCACCGTACTTGCGTTGGGTTGCCATCTGTCCGGCACGTTTCTGTGCTTTCGAGTCAGCTGTGGGTGCGACCTTGGCTTGTGGTGCCTTCGGTCCACCCTTCATGCCTTTGACAGCACTCAGGATGCCTGCACCAGCAGACAGGACTTGCATGATTGGTAGCGCAGCGGCCATATCAGTATCTCCGTCGATTATCGAATCTCGAAGCAGATCGACTCTGGACCTTCACCTTGGGAGGTGTCCAGTTCTCATCCTCTGCTTTACGAGTCATGCCGGGGAACAGCTCAGTAAATCCCCAGATGCTTGAATCGGCTCGATCAGGTGACCTAAGTCCTTGATACCCAGCCGTCGTCATAGAGCATAGCTGATCTTCGATCTCAGGGAAATAGCCGACATGATGTATCTTTTGCTGCTCATAGAGGGCAGATACCGGTTCCGCACGAACCACTTTGCCCCTTGTAGCAGTGACAGCAGTGAAGGGAAGATCGGCGTTTTTAGCTTGCAGCACGGCTCGAACCATGTCTCCACCGTAGTTCACTTCAGCCACAACACGGTCAGCCTTATGGCGCGTGTAGGCTTCATTGACGATGTCGGACCACACTTCAGGCTTGTATCTCCCGGACAGGTCTTCGACCAGATAACCGTGACTGTCAGTACCAAGGGCACAGACGGTGATACCGACCTCATCGGACCGGGTATCTTCAGGTCCACTGGTGCCGGACGGATCAACAGCGATGACGATACGCAGGAAGTCAGGTATCTCATCACGACCATCCTTACGGTTCTGTGCCAGCAACTCTTCGGTCCACAGGGCACCATCACTGTCATCACTGAACATGCCCAGGAGGAACCTGTTTCTGGCCTTCTCAGGCAGGCTGTCCAGCATATCCAGGTACTTCGGGTCCAGGTTCTCACGATTGTCGGCAGGATTGATCAGATAGAACCCGTAGTCGAACTCGTTCTTTTCGGGTCGCTTGGTCTCCGGGTTCATCTTGCGAACGAAGCGAAGGTAGGTCCAGTGCTTCTTCGAGGGTGGATTGAAGTCGTAAAAGGCTTTCAGAGACAGGTTGACTGTCTTCTGAGCCAACCGAGTGAGTGCCAGGACCACCGAGCCCCACGGTATCTGCGAACACTCGTTGAAATAGACGGTGGCGAATTCCATTCCCAAAATCTTCTCGGTCCGTTCCTTATCATCCAGACCACCGAACCATATCTCACTATCGTTCGGTAACGTCATGTACCAGTCGGTCTTGTTCAGCATGGTCGACAGTGGGGGAGCGGTTGGGAAGCATGTCTTCAGCACCTTCGGGAGAGTATCCAGGATAATGGATGCCTTGAGAGCATTGAAGCGGAACCGGAAGATAACATGCCTGGAGCCGGGTGACTTCATGGCTCGTAACAGGCATACCAGGACCAGCAGGAACGTCTTGCCGGACCGGGAGCCACCACCCAGTGCCCCATGGGTTGCATCCGATGTGAGCATGTCCAGGGCACGGTCCTGCGCCTTGGTCATAATGAAGTCAGTATCTTCAAACATCCTGGAACTTGCCGGAGAAGTTGACGATCATCTGTTCGGCACCAGCGTTCTGGTGGTCCTCATAGATGTTGAAGTGTTTGCCCAGCTCCTTGAGTGCAGCCATCCTGTTGGTCATCTTGATCTTGCTGGTCGTCTGGAACACATGCTCTCGGTCCGATGAAGTCACAACCTCGATGCCGTCGATGCTCTTGGCTACCGCTTCGGACAGTTCGTGTATCGGTTTGAGATGACCGAACTCATCGTACAGCTCACGGGTATCCACATCAGCGATTCGCATCAACCCACGGATCGTATCCTCCTTACCGAAGATCAATCGTTTCCTTATACCAGCGTCTATCTCAGCGATAAAGAACTGTATCTCCAGTATCGCCAGTATCTGCGACGCTTGAGCTTGAGCTGACTGTTGGGAATAACCAGCTCGAATAGCTGCCTGAGTACCGTTGCGATCAACAGTGTACTCATAACAAAAGGCTTCCCGTCTAGCATTCAATCCCACAACAGCAGTTCCATTAGGTTCCAATAGATACAACGATTCTAGCGTTCCTGACCGATTCGTCAACCATCCCGCACAATCCCACAGAACTCTTGATACGGGACGATCTGTAAGTCATTGATTGTTCTATCCTATTCCCTTATACCCCTTACTACCCTTACTTATTAGTTAGTAGTATATATAAAAGAGAGAGGGGGATAGAGATAGGAGGGCGCGTGGAGCGCGTGATCTGACGGGGGTAAGGAAAGTGGCACAAAATTCGGAAAGTGCGGGACTCTCCTTTATAATCAACAACTTAGGAGAGTCCCGTAATTAGTCCCACAAAACTGCGGGACGCTATTTCAATCGAGATAGAGGAGATAGAAGAAAGATACAGATAGATACAGATACAATGATCATGAACGTCATGTCAACAACTCCTCTATCTCATCCCATCTATGGTACAGTTCGCGTAGCACACGTTGCTTTGATCGCTCTTCGTTCAACGTATCTTCCCAAACCTCTCTATCTATGTACTGTTCTATCTCATCGGTGATCAACTGACGAAGCATCTTAGGTTCCAGCGCGTCCAACTCCCAGGACGACCGGCCATACTGTTTGATGTACTCCTTGGCACGACTGTCGGTGATCTTTGCCGGGTTCGGTGGTGGGGAATACTCATCGACCTGATCCATATTGAGTGCGATACGATCCACCTGGACCCCGTAGTCAGCGAAGATATTGAGTCGACTCTGGTTGTCACGGGTCATGTCCATCCCGGACGGATCGTGATCTCCCAGGTGGATCACCCGGCATTCCTTACCGGCATCCTGTGCTTCCTGGAAGCGTTGTCCTGCCCTCCAGGCTTCCGATGCTGACAGGTATCCCTTGCAGGCCATGTGAGGCACCAGCAGAGGATCACAGGCTCTTGCGACCACAGACCAGAAGTCGTGGTGTTCCCTGTTGCGATCCTCGATGGCTTCCCAGGAGATCATCCCAGCCATGCGACCTTTGGTGATCACAGTGCCGAGGTTCTTATAGCTCCGTTCGGTATTCTCAATGATCCCCCGGGCAACGAACTGATAGTACAGCTGCCGCAGGGTCAGGATGTCACCATCCGCTTCATACTCCTCAATGATCTCATTGGCTATCTCGACCAACCGCATCGATGTCAGTGACGGGTTCCAATCGTTATATTTTATACGCATCACAGTATCTCCGGTTCCATTCCAACCAGCTCAGACAGCTGATCGTTGATACCCTGCTCCCAATCGTCGACATTACCCTCCTCATACTCCTCCAGGTTGTCAGCTACCGACTCGACCTCATCAGCGAACTGTTCGACGGCATCGGCACGTTCCTGTTGGATACCACCGTGACCACCCATCGCTTCATCGGCTTCGGTATACTCCTCTGCCACCTGACGGATCATGTCGGCAGCTTCACTGATCTGTTCCTTAAGGTTGTCCAGGTTGTCCCAGTTGTCGATCAGTGGCTCCAGACCCTCCAGGGCAGCATAGACCTCACCGATCTTGCTTTGCGTCAAGTCAGACCGTTGTGGATATGTCCGACTGTAGTGCTTGCCACCGTAGCGAAACTTCCACCAATAGTAACTGTCACCAACGGCAATACCGCTGTCGGGTCGTGCCTTACGGGCTGCATTTACTCTATTAACTCTTGGCATTGTTACTCTCCAGGTCAGCCAGTTTAATAATTCTCGCTTCGACCTCGGCGGGATCACAGTCAGCCTTGATCGATACGGCAATGACGAACTCAATGTACGTCAGTTCCTTATCCTTGATGGACAGAAGGTGCCGGGCCATATCCCGCAATTGGTTCGGGTCGTATTTCATATCAGCCTCGCTTGTAGTGGATAGTACCGCCGGACTCACGGTAGTGATCGCGCCCGACGGTGATGAATTTGATGTTGGCACCTTTGCGCTTGATCACTCCGAAGGTGATGTCGGCATTTGTATCCACCCGTTGGTTATACAGGTGCATCGCCAACAGATTGTACTTCTCAAGTGCCGGACAGATGCTACCGTCCTCATTGCCCAGGAGCATGTAAAGCATGCCTCCAGTGAACGACTCAGTGATCGGTGCCCTCCAGATGTCGACCCGGTGCGGGACATCACTGCTGTAGCTTAATTCTTGAAGGTCCAGACCAGCCATCAGTCTTCTTCCATCACCGCCGGTTGTCGGCCATGCTCGACCGCTCATGATGTCTGCTCCTCATAGGATGGGAGGTCAGTCTCGACCAGCTGGACCCCGTTGATGAATATCCGCACCAGATGGTGCCGACGATCATCAAACCCAATTCCGGCCGGACATACCTTCTGGACTGTCATCTGACCTATCATCGGCAGGCCGAAGGCTTTACGGATGGCGAGAGATAGCTCCAGGTGGGTGGTCTCTTCATGCAGG